AGGTTTCGAATCAAGACGACAACCGAACGATTGCGCTGGAAACAACCTTGGGTTATTTGATGCACACCTTCAAGGACAAGACCGAACAAAAGGCAATCATTTTCAATGACCAAGAAATCGACGACAACGCCAACGGTGGTTCGGGAAAATCCTTAATGTTGACGGCAATCAATTATTTTAGGAATTTAGTGACCGTGGACGGAAAGCAATTCAATTCGATGAAAAATGACTTCGTTTACCAGCGCGTGAATCTTGACACTCAAATTCTTGCGTTTGATGATGTCAAAAAGAACTTTGACTTCGAACAATTATTCAGCGTCGTTTCACAAGGAATCACGGTGAATCGAAAGAATAAAGACGAAATTTATATTCCATTCGAAAGGTCGCCGAAGATAGTCATCACGACGAATTATGTGATTGCGGGCGCTGGTTCAAGTCACGACCGACGAAGACACGAACTTGAATTCTTTCAATACTTCAACGCGCAACATTCACCATTGAAGGAATACGGCCGACTTTTATTCGATTCGTGGTCGTCGGACGACTGGTCAAAATTTGACAACTACATGATTTCGAACGTTCAAAAATACCTGAACGAAGGATTGACCAAGACGGCATCCATTAACGCCGACACGAAGCGGTTCATTCAAACGACTTGCAAGGACTTTTATGAATTCGTTCGCGAAGGCAACATTGAACTTGACGTGTATTGTTACAATCAATCCAAGCTTCAGGACTTCCAGCGGGAAACGAATTCGTTCAAGGACTTGTCAACGCAAAAATTCAAAAAGTGGGTGCGAGAATATGCGAATTTCAAGGGTTACAAATATACCGAAGGACATAATCACATGGGACGGTATTTCATGCTGACCGTTGGATCACCTTCGCATGATTTCACGCCACCGAAAAAAGATTGTCCATTCTAAATAATAGCTTATGAAAACAAGCAACAACGTAATTTGCGCCGTTAGCGCTGGACTGACATCTGTAATGATGTCGATAAAAATGAAAGAATGGTATCCTGAATGTAATGTTGTAAATGTTTTTTTGAATACTGGTAAAGAAGACCAAAGAAGTTTACAATTTATGTACGAATGTGATTTATTTTTTAACCTGAATTTGGTATGGTTAGAAGCAGTAATTGACCAAAGAAAAAAAATAGGTACAAATTACAAAATAACAAATTACCATAATTTAGATATTAAAGGAAAATTATTCGAAGAAGGGATAAAAAAATATGGTATACCAAGTCGCGTCAATAAATGGTGCAATCGTGTCTTAAAATTAGAAGCGTTGGAAAAATATGGAAATGATTTGTTTGGAAAAAATAACTGGTCTTTGGCGTTAGGTTTGAGAATTGATGAAATTGACCGAATTTCCGAAAATTACAAAACAAATAATGTTTTTTATCCACCATTTGAAAACAAAATTGATTCAAGATTGAGAAACAAATTTTGGAATAATCAGCAAATAAAATTGAATGTTAAAGGTTACGAGGGGAATTGTGATTTTTGTTTTGAAAAATCAAAACGCAAAAGAATGACTATTGCGGTGGAAAATCCTGACAAACTTATTTGGTGGAATGAAATGGAAAAAAAATACTCTTTAATTGAAATTGACGGAAAAGAACAATACAATTCAATGGTTCGAAACGGTGGCGCTTTCTTTGGACGTGAAAATGAAAGTATTGAACAAATTATTGAAGATTCAAAAAAACCGTTTGCGAAAGCCAACGACGAATATATTTATGAAAACGATTTATTTGATTTTGAAAATGGTTGTGGTCAAAATTGTACTTTAGAAATTTAATAGCTTATGAAAACTTTAATCACTTTATTTATTTTACTCACCATTGCTATGTGGTGGTTGATGCTTTATTTCTTCGGTATTTGGGGTGCGGTTGGTTGCATTGCGCTTGGTTGGTTGTCCTATATTTACATCAAATACAACGGGTTACCATGAATCAACACAAGATTTACCGCGTGTTAAAATTGATTCAGTTACTCGAAGTCAAACCGCGAAGCGTGAACGGAATGTCAAGGTATCTTGGAATAAGTGAACGAAGCGTTTACCGATATTTGAAGCTATTCGAAAAGCTTGAATATAACGTAAAACGAGATATTTATTACAAATACTTTATAGAGAAATGAACAAAGAAAACAAACAACGATTGAATGATTTGCAACTGGAATACAAACGCGAAAAATATCCGACAATCCCCGTTGATTATTTGACGCTCACGAAGTTCGAAGACAAGACCGCCAACGGCCTGACCAAGGCAATAACTTCGTTCATCAAGTTTAACGGCTACCAAGCGGAACGAATCAACACAATGGGCGTTGCAAGGGAAAAGAAACGAACCGACGGAAAGGTCATCGGCGTGACATGGACGAAGTCAACATCGACCAAGGGAAGCGCTGACATTTCAGCGACTATTCGTGGACGTTCGGTTAAGATTGAAGTCAAGGTCGGGAAAGACCGTCAAAGCGAAGCACAAAAGAAATACCAAGAATCAATCGAACGCGCTGGTGGCGTGTACTTGATTGCTCGTGACTTCGATTCGTTCGTGGAATGGTTCGATAAATTTGTTCAGCAATGATTGAAATCAGCATCACACAAGAACAAATCAAGCGCGCCAAAATGCTTTATAATTTCAAAGCGCTGAACAATTCGATTCGTAAAGGTGAAGGAAATTTAATCGGCGCACTTGGTGAAATAGTCGTGTTCGATTACTACCAGAACAAAGGACGCGAAGTCGAACATTGTCAACACCATGATTTCGATTTAATGATTGAAGGATTCAAGGTCGAAATAAAGACACAAGAAACAAGATTCAAACCGATTGATTCATGGACGTGTCATGTTTCTAACTTTAACGCAACGCAAGATTGTGACTTTTATTGCTTTCCATTTGTCAACGAATCAATGTCAACGGCTTGGTTGGCTGGAATGATTACGCGAACTGGATTCAAAGAACGCGCCGTGTTCAAAAAGGAAGGGGAAATCGGATTCAAGAAACCTTTCAAATGTGACACGTGGACAATTCGAATCGATGAATTGACAAAAATTTATTGACCTTTGTTTCACGAATGAAAATAATTTCTATATTTGGTAAAATTTTAATACTTTAATTATGGCGACAACAAGAAAACAGACCGAAGAGGTCACACCTGAACAACCGAAGGGACTATTCCACAAGCTTCATTCGGCAAAGCAACACATCGGAAAGGTAGCGAAGAACGCGACGAATCCGCATTTTAAGAAAACTTACGCGGACATTAACGCGCTTTTGGAAACGGTCGAACCGATTCTTTTATCTTATGGGTTGATTTTGCTTCAGCCGATAAAAGGGAACACCGTGTTCACGATAATAACGGACATTGATTCAGGCGAATCCGTGGAATCATTTATGGACATTCCGTTGAACATAACCGATCCACAAAAAACGCTGGCTTGCATTACTTACTTTCGACGCGGAACGCTTCAATCATTGTTGTCGCTTCAGTCAATCGACGACGACGGGAACGAGGCAAGCAAGCCGACCAACAAACCGACCATTGACGAAGAACGATTCAAGAACGCTTTGAAAGCAATCGCCGACGGAAAGTTCACCGTTGAGAAATTGAAGGCAACCTATTCGTTGACACCTGAACAAATAAATCAACTGAAATGAACGAAATGAATGCGGAACAACGCGCAAGGTATTTGTTTGACTTGTTTGATTTCATCGAATACGATTCGAAGGTGAAGACATTCATGACACGCAAATCATGCGCGTTGATTCTCGTTCAAGAATTGATGAAGGACGTTGACATCAAGTCACGTGATTTCATTTATTGGTCCAATGTTAAACTAAATTTATTAGAACTATGAAATGGCGCGCTTCACAAATAGGCAAACTCATGACAACGTCACGGTCGAAAACGGACGTCTTGTCGCAAACGGCGAAATCGTACATCGAACAACTTGCGAAACAAGATTTCTTCGGATACGAATTACCAGTCGTCAATAGATACCTTGACAAAGGGACGAATCAAGAACTTGAATCGATTCAGTTATTGAACGCGGTTCGCTTTGAGAATTACGAGAAAAACAACCTTCGGATTGAAAACGATTTCTTGACCGGGGAATGCGACATCGTGACGAACGAAAGAATCATTGACATCAAAACGTCGTGGTCGCTTGACACCTTTCCAGAACTACCTGAAGACATCGACGCGAAGGATTACGAATGGCAGGGACGCGCTTACATGATGCTTTACAATCGAATGGAATTCGAACTGGTGTTTTGTATGGTGTCGACGTGGGACGAATTCTTGACGCAATACGACGACAAAACGCTTCACATGGTCGACCACATCGATCCACGAAAGCGAATCACTTCGTTGTTATTCGAACGCGACTTCGAACTTGAACAACAAATGATTGAACGTTGCCAGCTGGCCACGGAATACTATGTCGAACGAATTAAAAAACTGAACGACAAATGAACATAACGCACGAACAACAACCGATTAAACACGAAGACACCGTGTTAATGGCGGTCATGACAAAGTACCACGAACGGTCGAAACGTGGTGTTTCCAAATACGGGAAAACTCTTGACCGAACCGACATCAATTTGATTGATTGGTTGAATCACCTTCAAGAAGAATTGATGGACGCAACGCTTTACATTGAAAAACTTAAAAAAGACCTATGAAACAAACCGCAATGCAACAACTCATCGAAGCGCTTGAACTCAAAGTTATGGCGCAACACATTCCGTGGGTTCAAAAAACGCTTGACGACGCGCTTGAAATGGAACGACAACAAATCGCGCAAGCTTATCAACAAGGTGAATGGAATCAAGGGTGCAACGGTGACGCGAACGAATACATTCAAAAAACATTCCAGCATGAAAGCAACCATTGAATTCAACCTTCCCGAAGACAAGCACGAATGGAACAACGCCGTTCAGGCCGACGCAATGTTCGCATGTTTGTGGGATATTCAACAAGAACTTCGACGGCTATGGAAATACGAAGAACTAAGCGAAGAAGAATTCAAAATGCTTGAAAAAATTCGGGATTTATTCCATTCGATTATTCAAGAAAACAATGTAAATTTAAACAACTAAATATGAACAAAGAAAAAGGAACGGTCGTCAACGTGACGCCATTACAAACAATCTCGGACAAGTTCCGAAAGCAAGATTTCACAATCAAAACATTCGACGCGAATTATCCGCAATTCTTGACCTTTCAAGTCGTGAACGACAAATGCGACCTTGTTGCGAACCTGAAGAAAAACGATGTTGTCGAAGTAAGTTATAACCTTCGCGGTCGTGAATGGACGTCGCCCGAAGGTGTCACCAAGTATTTCAACACCGTCGAAGCATGGTCTATTCAATTATCCAGCGAACCAACACCAACAACAACAAATGAAGACGCTGACGATTTACCTTTCTAACGATTCGACGATTGTTGACTTCATGCGGACAACGACCGAAGACCGTTTGTCGTCTCGTTACAAAATGACACACTTGGCCGAAGACATGAAGGTTTCCTATTCGATGCTTTACCGCTTCATGAAGGGACGTCCAGTCGGCGAAGAATTCTTCATTGCGTGGTTCAAACACTTTTCGAAATGATTTTCTGGTCGCGTGAAGCTTACGACATTGCCCGCAAGGTGACTTCGAATCATGAGCTTCATGCCGACCTTGTTCATCACCTTTATATTCGAATGCATCGATTCAATTTCAAGGACGAAGACGTCCCGGCTATATTCGCGCGCTTCGCTTACAACGAATGGAATTGGCAACGTTCGGAATTTTGGCGAACGTATCGAACCAACACCGACGAAATCGGCGACATGGCCGAAGAATTCAATTCGCCTTCGAATAACGAATTCAGCGATTGTCTTGATGCTTACCTTCATTCGAACGAAGGCGATCCGTTCATCAAGGAAATTACTAAAATGCACCTTTGCGGAATGACCTTCAGGGACATCAAAGAATTGACGGGGATTTCTCTTGACACTATTCACAAAACAATAAAACAATTCAAAAATGATTTACACTCTTATTGCGGTGGCAATGGCACGGGCGTTGATGTCATTCGGCCTTCCGAACACGAAACCTTTTAATTGTCAATCGTGTTTGTCGTTTTGGACGGCGCTCACGATTTACCTTGTCGTCGATTGGAAGCTTGTCCCGTTGGCGTTTATTTCCTATCTTATTTCCGATTTAATTTTAATCTATGAATATAAGTAACTCACTACTCACGCAACTGGACAACTTCAGCCGTCACCGTTACGCGCACCTGAACGACGAATTGAAAGACGAACTTGCCGTGCATTACAAAGCGCTTGGATTCGGCAAACTCAACAAACAATGCAACACGTGCGTTCGAATCGCAATGGACAAGCTGAATGAAAACAAACACAAGGTTCGACCAGCCGTCCGACAAGAGAACAACGAACCGCACATGAAAGAAGAACCGCCGAAGCTTCACTTCGTTGGAACGAAACAAAAGACCTTCGGCGAACTACGACGCGAAGCAATCGAACGCGGGTTCAAAGGAACACGAAAGACAACGCGCGAAGACCTTGAAAATTTCCTGAACAATGAATGACATTCATGAAACCGCCGTTATTTATCCGGGCGTAACAATCGGACACAACGTCACAATCGGCGCGTTCTGTATTATCGGCGCACCAGCGGAAACCAAGAAACACGACGGTCACGGCTTCGGTGTTGTCATTGGAAACAACGTAACGATTCACGGTCACGCAACAATCGACGCGGGAAGTGAACGACCGACAATCATTGACGACGGCGCGTATATCATGAAGACCGTTCACATCGGCCACGACGCAATCATTCACAAGAACGTCACGATTTCACCGCACGTTGTCGTCGGTGGCTTCGTTGAAATCCACGAACAAACAAATATCGGAATGAACGCAACGATTCACCAGCGCGTCACGATACCTTCAAAGTGTATGGTCGGAATGTCGGCCGTCATTACAAAGAAAACAACGCTTGAACCGAACACCGTCTTGGTAGGCAATCCAGCACGAATAACACGATCCAACAACAAATGAAAATAATAACCGTTACCGCAATGCATGGCCGACACAAGACCGTCGCCGAATGCATCAACCGAATGCCGTTCGTTGACAAGGTCTTCATCTATTCAAACGACGAAGACGGCGCGTTTCTTCAAACGCAAGACATTTTCGCCATGGCTAAGTACAGGAACAATCCGTTAAGTTACAAATGGAACATGGCAATTCGCACGCTTCAACAAATCGACTTCGATGCGGTTATTCTTTTGGGTTCAGACGATTACATCGACGAAGCATTCCTGAACTACGTTGAACGAACGATTCCCGACTTTGACATGATTGGGTTCAAAGACATTTACTTCCAGCACGACGGCGGTCTTTATTATTGGCCGGGTTACACCAACAACCGACGCGGTGAACCTTGTGGCGCTGGTAAAGTTTATTCACGTCGATTCCTTGAATGCATCAAATGGAATCTTTTCGACGTGGCGCGTGACCGAGGACTTGACAAGATTTCGTGGCAACGGGTTAAACAAGCGAAAGGAAAGGTTCACGTCACGACGCTGAAGGAAAACGGTCTTTTGTTGGTTGACATCAAGGACGGCGAAGGAATGACGGACTTTTCTAAATTCAAAGGATTGAACCGTTCGGAATTTCCGAACAAGAATACTTAATAAAAGGGATATTATATTCTTATGGCAAATAAACACCGCAACATCGATAAAGATGAATTGCTTCAAATGGCGTACAATTATTGCGATTACTGCATTGCGTCAACGAAGGAAATCGCGACGAATTCAGGCGTTAAACAAGTCAAGGAACGAC